TCAGTAACAGGTAGTTGGGCTACTTACTTTACAATGAATAACGACAACACAAGAGGTTGGATATTCAGAAGAGTAGGTTCAGGAAACTGTGCTTCTATATCAGGAGGTGGTACTGCAAGTTTCAATGGAGATGTTATTGCTTACTACTCAGACATGAGGCTTAAAACCAAGTTAGGAGATATTGAAGACCCTATTGGTAAAATACAAGCACTTAATGGATTCTACTATGAGCCTAACGAAATAGCGGAGTCTTATGGTTATGAGAAGGAAAAAAGAGTAGGTTTATCTGCTCAAGAAGTAGAAGCAGTACTACCTGAGATAGTAACAGATGCTCCTATTGGAGATGGCTACAAAACTGTAGATTATGCTAAATTAGTACCTGTATTAGTAGAGGCTATCAAGGAGCAACAGAAACAAATAGATGAACTTAAAAAGTTAATTAACCCTTAAATATTTAAAAATGAACATTACTTATGCATGGACGATTACGGCTTTGAAAAAAGCACCCTCACTTGACGGCTTGTCAAATGTAATCACACACATCAGATTTGACTACACAGGAACAGACTCTGAGTCAGGAGAGTCATACACTTTCCACGGGGCTTGTCCTATTAGTGCGCCTGATTCAGAAAACTTTTCAGACATTTCTACTCTTACAGAGGCACAGGTAATTGAGTGGGCACAAGCTCATCACCCTACTGAGCACATGGACTACGTTATTGAGAAAGCAATTTCAGACAAGTTAGTTCCTAAAAACGAAGAAGTTACTGAGTTAGATTGGTTACAAACTGAAGAAGCTGCACCAGCAGCAGACGAAACTACTGAACCTGAAGAATAATGGCTGTACCTACAACTGGATCAATATCAATGCGTGGTGTCGCGAGAGAGCGCAGGTATAATGATGTGGGTGTAAATGGTTATTCAAGTGGCTCAACTACAAACCTAACGAATATCTCCATGTATGATCTTATGCGTGGAGGTAACACTAATGGAAGTGACTATAACTTCTGTCCCCCTATGTATAATGAGTGGACGATGAATGGTATTAATCTTAAGCAGCCTTATGACCCTAACTTACAACAGGGTACTGGAGCGAATGCAACCCCGTATGCGTTGTCTGAGTTTAGAGGTCATATTGGTAATAGGGAATTAGGTTGTATGAAGGTTAACTTCAATACAGCTTGTTTTACAGGCTCTTCTATGAGTGCTTCAGCAGCGGGTCAAAGTTTTAGACTGGAGTTTGACCTTGATTATACTCCGCAAGGAACAGGCGCTTTAATATACATTTCTACAAACCAGACTTGGGGTAAGATTAGTACATCGTCAGACACTACTGGTGGTAGCGGTAGTCAAAACGTAAACTTTAGTGCTACGTCAGGAAGTATTATTAGGTATTTAAACGTAGCAACTAACAGCACGACAAGTAGTAGATCTTTAACATTAACTGTTTATATTACAGGGTCTTGTTATTCAAGCAATAATCTTTCTCATACTATTACTGTTACTCAAGCCGCAGGATCTGGCGGTGGAGGCGGAGGAAACCTTAAGCCAGGAGGAGGTACACAATAGATTAAATAAAACTTATGTTTTAATAACAGTCTAATTTGTGTAATATTGTATATGTAATTAATATTTAATTTTTTCAAAAATGTCAGAAGTAAAGAAAATTTCGGAAGAGCAATTAGAAAAATTGCAACAATTAGTAGGTACTATTCAGAATCTACAAGGTCAAATCGGAGGTATTGAAGCTCAAAAGCACGTAGCGTTACACCAATTACTTGGTACACAAGAACAGTTACAAGCGATGCAAGTAGAGCTTGAAAAAGAGTACGGCAAAATAAATGTCAATATTCAAGACGGTACTTACGAAGAGATCGTAGAGGAAGCAGTAGCTGAAGAAGCATAATCACAACCACTAAATTTAATTAAATGGAGTATAATCAGCCAAGTGAGATTGTAAAAGATCTGTCTTTTGGTTCGGTGGCTAGTGAAAAAATAATGGAAGGCGTAGGGCAGCTCGCAAGAGCTGTCCAGTCTACCTTAGGAGCATCAGGTAAATGTGTTATTTACGAAGATGCTATGGGCAAGCCAGTGATCACTAAAGACGGTGTAACCGTTGCAGAGTCAGTGGTTTTATTTGACCCTGTTGAAAACATGGGAGCAACGCTTATTAAAGAAGCGGCAAAAAACACGGTAAAAGAAGCAGGTGATGGTACTACTACAGCTACCGTACTTGCTTATTCTATTTTAAAGGAAGCCAAAAATGCTTTGTCTGAAGGTGTTAATTTAAGAGAGCTACAATATGGTCTTGATACAGGACTTAAAAAAGTTATTAAATACATTGACGGAGTTAAAAAAGAAGTTACCGACAATAAGATACTAAATGTAGCTACTATATCTACTAATAATGACAAAGCTTTAGGTAAAATTATTGCAGATGCTTATATTAAAGTAGGTAAACACGGGGTAGTGTTAATGGAAGAGTCTGAATCAGAACAAACTTATTTTGAAGTTGTAGATGGCGTACAGTTTGATTCTTCACTTAAATCACAACACTTAGCCACTAATAATGACAAGGATAAATCTGAATTAGAAAATCCTTTTGTTTTAATTGTAGCTTCGCCTGTGCCAAACATAAGAAAGATCCAAGCGGTTCTTGAATATGTTATTAAGCAAAAAAGAAGTTTACTTATTGTAGCTTCTGTAGAGCAACAACCAATGTCAGCTCTTATTACTAACAAAGTAAAAGGCAACATTAAAGTTAACGTAGTTGATCTACCAGGTTTTGGTTCTACAAAAAGAGAAACTATTGAAGACTTAGCTGCGTTAACAGGCGCTACTATTATTGACGAAGAACTTGGAGATGACTTAGATCTTATTCAGCCAGAAGCGTTAGGTGAGGCGCTTAAATCAGTTACAGACAGTAGAAATACTGTGTTGACTATAGAAAGTGTCCCAGAAGCCGCGAGAGAGCGAATAGGGGTTGTCGAGAAGAAGTTAGCTGAAGAACAAAACGGCTTTATTAAGAAAAAACTAGAACAAAGACTAGCAATGCTGTCAGGTTCTGTTGGTATGATTAAGGTTGGAGCTAACAGTCAAGTAGAATTAAAAGAAAAGAAAGATCGTGTTGAAGACGCAATTTACGCTACTAAAGCTGCTTTGCAAGATGGTATCGTACCTGGTGGTGGTATTACATTACTAGACGCATCGAATAGATTGTCTTGGAATAATGCTGGTGAAAAAGCGTTAATGAAAGCTATCAAAGCACCTTTTAAAACTATACTTGAAAATGCTGGTATTGAAATTACCAACATTGATGGTAACGCTGGTAAAGGTATTGATGTAACAACAGGTAACGTTGTAAATATGATTAAAGCTGGTATTATTGATCCAGCGCTAGTAACAAAGACAGCTCTTAAAAATGCAGTTAGTGTAGCTAGCACAATAATCTCAGCTGATGCTATAATTTCAAATCGAAGAATCAATGCAGGCGATTAATCATTATATCATCATAGAGAAAATTAAGGAAGAACCTAAAACAACAAATGGTTTATTGATAACAGATAACCACACTAAAGATGTTAGATACTTAAAAGGTAAAATCATTAGTGTTGGTAATTTAACAGAAGGACTAAATGAAGGTAATATTATCTTTTACGATCGTCACGCTGGGCACGGCATTGAGTTTAATGACTCCTTGTATCATGTTATCAAGCAGCAAGATGTTGTCGTTGTGGAATGAGACTTTCTCCAGAGGATTTAAGGGAGCTCAAAATCCTTAAGTACTATAGGATAGTTAGAAGATGGGCTTGCAAGCAATACAAATTAAAAGATGCTGATTTAGAGCTCTTAATATACTTAGACTGTAAAGGTCTATTTACAAGAGAAGATTTTATAAGCGGTGTATATACTTATACTTGGGATAAGCATCGCTGGGAGCGATTAAGACGCGACGGATGGATCGATGTCTGGAAAGAGAGAAATCGCAAAGAGAGTAAATACGCTGTTTATAAAACCTCTCTGAAGACGAAGATTATGATTAACAGGATGTATAAAATCCTATTAGGACAAGAAGATATACCTGTTACAGAATCAAACGTTTTTTACAAGAATAAAAGCTATAGCGACAAAGTAATGAATAAAGCTATAGATGACATGATTAAAGATAAAGAAAGATGAAAAAACTATTTATTATTTCAGCTTTCTTTTTGGCTAGTTGTTCTTCAATGAAGGTCGTGCAAACTGAAGATATTACAACTAGGACTCAATGGTTAGAGTCTAGCGAAGATAACCCTATTATCAACGTTATTCAGAAAGTTTATGCTAATGATGATCTTGAGATCGTTATTAAAAAAAAATACACGACAGACTACGTTAAGATAATGCAACGTAGGGGTAAAAAGATTATTAACAAAAAGACAACTAGAAATTATGCCTTACAAGACTAAGAAAAAATCTACAGGTAAAAAATGCAAGAAGTGTAATTGTGTAAGATGTAAATGTAAAAAGTAATGAAAATATTTTTAATATTATTAGCTTTATTAATTATTACAAGTATTACTTGGATAGGTGTAATTAAAATTAGCAAAAACAATCTTTTTAAAGATAAAAACAACAACGACATACCTGATGTTGTAGAAGAAAAAGCTAAGGAAGTAAAAGCCAAGATACAAAAAGTAAAATCAAAAGCTAAACAGGTTAAAGAAGTAATAAATAAAAAGTAATGGCTAAGTTAGACAAATCGAAAATGGCTTGTAATAAGCCTAAACGAACTCCGAAGCACAAAACTAAATCCCACGTCGTAAAAGCATGTGAGAACGGCAAAGAGAAAATTATTCGATTTGGTCAACAAGGCAAAAAAGTAGGTTCGCTTTCTGGTACAGCTGGTAAGGCTAAAAAGGGTGAATCTGCGCGCATGAAAGCTAAGCGTAAAAGCTTTAAAGCTAGACATGCTAAAAACATTAGAAAAGGTAAAATGTCTGCTGCTTATTGGGCCGACAAAGTAAAATGGTAATATGAAAAAGCTTTCACCAAAACAAAAGAAAATAGCTAAAGCAGCAAAACCTTATAATAAAATTACAGGTGCTGATTTCAAAGCTATAAAGCGTAAAAAGAAAAAGTAATGCCTAAGAAAAAGTTTAAAGACACAAAAGTCGGACAATTCTTGTTAAGTAAAGTGCCTGGCTTTGCTGCTAGTGCTTTACCTGACAAAGGTGTTTTAGGTGTAGTCAAAAACTTAATTGATGGAGAGCCTGATTTATCTGCTGAAGAAAAAGCTCAAATGCACGAAGAGCTGGTTGAACTTTACAAGCTGGAAGTTGCAGATCGCGACTCTGCTCGCAAGCGTGAAGTTGAAATTGCTAAAACAGGTAGATTTGATTTTATGTATAATCTTACTGGAGTTATTGGCTTGGCTGCTTTTGCTTTTATCGTTTACGCGATTGTTTACTTAGAAATACCTGCTGAAAATAAAGAAGTCTGGATACATTTAATTGGTATCTGTGAAGGTATAGTTTTATCCATATTTGGATATTTTTACGGTTCTGCCGTAAAAAAAGATTAGCAATAAAATATAATTATGAATATAATCAGAAAGATCAGTATAGGTCGGGATTATAAAGATTCCGCGATGCACTATGCTGTAGGACAAGAAGTATATGGTGGTCACACTATTTGTAATATAATTGAAGAAGATAACAAGTACAGGATTTACATCACTAAAAATGATGAGGTACTTCCTTGGAAAGACTTTAACAAGAACATGGCAATTAGTGTTGAATTTAACCTAGAGTATTAATGAGGAGTTTATATAGCTTTATTATTAAACCAAAAGACTTAAGATACGACAATACAAAAAAAGTCGACGATATTGAACTTATATTAAATACTGAAATTCAGGATCACAAGTTTGTAAGCCGCGTAGGCGTAGTATTGGAAACACCCATTATAGGAAAGACTGGAATTAAAAAAGGTGACGAAGTAATCGTGCATCACAATGTTTTTAGAAGGTTCCACGATGTTAGAGGAGAAGAGGTGAATAGTAAAAGTTACTTTGATGAAGACAAGTACTTTGTGTTTCCTGAACAAGTATTTATGTACAAACGAGGACTAGAGTGGAAACCACTTGAAGGTTATTGTTTTGTGCAACCAATAAAAAACAGAAAGATATTTTCAATGCAGCCTGAAGAAGAATTAACAGGTGTATTGAAATACCTTGATAATGGTCTAATTAAAAATGGTCTTAAAAAAGACGATCTTATAGGCTTTACTCCAGAAAGTGAGTATGAGTTTATTATAGACAACAAGCGTCTTTATAGAGTACCAACTAATTCTATTTGTATTAAATATGGATATCAAGGAGATGAAGAGGAATATAATCCAGTCTGGTTACAAAGCAGTTGAAGAACTAGTTCGTGTAGCTGAAGAAAAGATTATAACTCACACAGAAGATGATGTATCTGCAGACAGACTTAAAAATGCTGCAGCAACTAAAAAGCTAGCAATATTCGATGCTTTTGAAATACTAAACAAAATTCAAGAGGAAGAAGCGTTGCTAGAAAATAAACCAAAAGAAAAGCAAGAGTCGTTTAAAGGTTTTGCTGAAAGGAGGTCTAAGTAATGGCTTATCAACAGACTTTACTTAAAGTAGTTGAACCTGTGAAACTGACTACAATACATCGTAGAAACAAGGCTAAATCTTGGGAGTACGGTTATGACAAAGAAAACGATATTGTAGTTATAAGCAAAACAGGTCAGATCGGTGAAATATACGAGATACAAAACCTACATATAGCTTTACCGCCTGCTGAAAACGTGCAAAACACAAACGACAAGTGGCAAGCTCAAGAGTACCCAAAAGAATTAAAGAATATTAAAACTATATTTGATTGGCGTGGTTATCCTGATGATTTTAAAGAACAATGGGAAGACTACATAAATGAAGAGTTTGAAAGACGTGACAAAGGGTACTGGTTTAAAAACAAAGGTAAAGATACATATATTACTGGCACTCACTATATGTATTTACAGTGGGCTAAAATTGACGTTGGACGTCCTGATTTTAGAGAGGCCAATAGAATATTCTTTATTTTCTGGGAGGCGTGCAAGGCTGACTCAAGGTGTTACGGGATGTGCTACCTTAAAAACAGACGTTCCGGCTTTTCTTTTATGTCGAGCTCAGAGACGGTTAACCAAGCTACAATTACTTCAGATGGAAGATTTGGTATACTCAGTAAAACAGGATCTGACGCAAAGAAAATGTTCACAGACAAAGTCGTGCCAATATCTATTAACTACCCGTTCTTTTTCAAACCGATACAAGACGGTATGGATAGGCCAAAGTCAGAGCTTGCTTATAGAGTACCCGCGTCAAAGCTTACGAGACGGAGTATTGCTTCAAATAACAGAGAAGAACTTGAGGGACTTGACACCACCATTGACTGGAAAAATACAGGAGACAACTCCTATGATGGTGAAAAGCTAACGCTGCTCGTGCACGATGAAAGTGGTAAGTGGGAAAAGCCTGACAATATACAGAATAACTGGCGTGTTACAAAAACATGTCTTAGACTAGGTAGTCGAATCATTGGTAAATGTATGATGGGATCAACATCCAATGCGCTGGACAAAGGAGGAGAAAACTTTAAAAAGCTTTATTATGACTCAGACGTCACAAGACGTAACCGCAACGGACAGACTCGCAGTGGATTATATAGTTTGTTCATACCTATGGAATGGAATTACGAAGGATTCATTGACGCTTATGGATTACCTGTATTCGATACACCATCAGAACCAGTTGAGGGACCGATGGGAGAGACTATTGATATTGGGGTAATAGAGCATTGGGAAAACGAAGTAGCAGGTTTAAAAGACGATCAGGACGGTTTAAATGAATTTTATCGTCAGTTTCCAAGATCCGAAGAACATGCTTTTAGAGATGAAACAAAGAACAGTATATTTAATTTAACTAAGATATACGATCAGATAGATTTTAATGAAGAAGCAAGATACCAAGGGCTTACGACGAAGGGAAGCTTTCATTGGGAAAATGGTATACAGGACTCACGTGTTATATTCACGCCTGACAATAGTGGTCGATTTATTGTTTCCTGGGTACCGCCTGTAAATTTACAGAATAGATACGAAGTAAGAGGTGGTTTGCGTTATCCTGGGAACGAACATATTGGTGCTTTTGGTTGTGACCCTTATGATATATCGGGTACGGTAGATGGTAGAGGATCAAAAGGTTCTTTACATGGTCTTACTAAGTTCAGTATGGAAGATGCTCCACCTAACGCTTTCTTTTTAGAATATGTAGCAAGACCACAAACCGCTGAAATGTTCTTTGAAGATGTTTTAATGGCTTTGGTTTTTTATGGTATGCCTTTGCTTGCAGAAAATAACAAGCCAAGACTACTTTACTATTTAAAGCGTAGAGGTTATAGAGGCTACTCAATGAACAGACCTGATAAAACATACAACAAATTATCTTCG